CTTTAATGAATTTTATAATTACAAATGGATTCAAAAATTCAAACAAAACAAACAAAACAAAATTTAACTAAACAAGTATCAGAACCAGCAATGGAAATGGTACATTTGGACCCTCACCATAAAGAGGAACAAAAGATGTCTTATTTTGGTGGTTACACTAAAAATCTGACTTGGGATTCGGACAATTTTGCTAATGATTTTGGAACATGGAAAACGGAAGACACTTGGAAACCGATAGGAACTGTTGATAAGAAGGAAGCAGGAACTCTTGGAACACCAATAAAGTTGTATACATCTATTAAGAGACAAAGTCGTATATCTCGCAATAGTGATATGACTGCACATGAAATGGCCGCAAAAGGAATTAAGGAAGAAGTTAAAGTATTGGCACCAAAGATTGAAAAATTTAATTTTGCAGATTTTGCAAAAGATAATTACATGAAACCTTTAAAGGAGATGGACTCGGTGCCACGACAATTTGAAACTCGTAAAAGACAATTCTTTAATAAAACACAATTTTATAAGAGGAAGGCTAACTTTACAGGTAACATTTTAAGCGAGGAAGGTAAGAATTTTGTTAAGGAATATAATAAGGATAAGAATTTTGATTGTAATGCAGATAAAGCTTTACAACTTTATTTGCATGATTATTTCAGTGTGACGTTTAAAAATACGAAATATAAAACGCTTGGAAACAAAGTTAGTGTTTCTAGAATTTTCTCCTCTCAAAAGGGAAGGGAAGAGGCTAGATTGGTTAATAGTGTTAGTGTACATTCCAAACAACATTTAGGTATTTTTAATTTGAAATTTTCTGTTTGCAAAAATTGTGATGGAAAACAAGTATCAGTACATGAACTTAAGGAATGTGATTGTATTTGTATTTGTTGTACTGCTTGTAAATGGATTGTTTATGCAGATAAGAAACACTGGAATTATTTGAATGATATGACAAGGCTACAGGATGAATTAACACCATTTAACGACTTAGTAAAATGTGATCTACAAACAATTTTCTTTTACGAACCAGATACAATTGATTGGAATTCTTGTGAGACAAATATTGATGCCTATCAATGCGTGTTTGACAAATATATTCACCCTTTTGTATCGGGCTATTGTAAACACACAAAGAAAATGTTAGTTTCAGAGTATTTAATGCCTAATGAACATGGACTTTTCGGTGATGAACATATATCTAATTGCATCGAAAAATTGTCTATTGATCATAAGAAACATAGAAATTTTGGAGCTATCGAATTGAAAAAGACTGAAAGGATAGGAACAATTTATTACAATGATTTGTTACTTGGAGTTGAAAAGAGTGTTGAAGGTGAGAAAGTTTACTTTCTTGTTTATACATGTCCAAGACATAGAGGTATGGAGTTGTTTCGTTGTCCAGAATGTAGACATTGTTATAATAGATTACTTCAAGGGAATTTAGATGGTTATGCTGTTGCTGGTATCAAACGACAAGGTGACGAAGATGAGACTACTGAATTTGTTGAACAAGGAGGAGTCGCTTCTAGTATGAAGAAGGCTGTTGATGAGAAGATAGATGCAGGATTGGAGTCTCTTGTTGATAGGATGTATGCAACAATCAAAAAGAAAGCTGATTTGCATTTTGAACAGTATCCGACGAAAGATATTATTACTAGTCTTTCTCGAGTATTAGTCAAAATGTATTTAGATGACTCATTGTTGACGCCTTATAAATTACTAGAATATTGCAATTTGCTTGGTGCTAATGCACGTGTTAGAGAATATTTACATTCATGGTCAGAAGGTTTTATGCCAGCTAGTATTTTTAATTTTCTATTTGGTCGTGGCACTGTCATGTTTAAAAGAAAAGGAGATACAAGTATAAAACCCGCAAATTTTGTACGAATGATAGAAGTTGGATGGTACCCATGCGATGATACGGCAGAATAAAAGATGTTCGAGTTGGTATGTTATATCATAAGGACGGTTTCACATATTATAGAGCTCCAAATAATTTTACATGGAAGGGACATACTTTTGTTCCACAAGGTGAATTTCCAGAATTCATCCAAACCATAATCGATTATTGTAAATTTCCAAATAGTCAAGATCTATTAAAGAAATTACAGATTATAAATCAAGCAACAAATGTGTTCAAAACTGTAAAATCGTTTGTAGGCTTTTTATTTGAATGTTTACCCACAATTATTAAACAATATTTTGTGACGGACACCGAACAAAAATGGAAAGAAATGTGTGAAGAAGGTAACTTACTTGATCAATTAACAGGTCAATTGGCATATTGTACAGAAAGAATTGCGGATAAGAAACACATCAATGATGAATTATACTTGGGAATTGAACGAAATTATGCACGATTGTTAGCACAGGTTTTGAAAATGTGCAAAGAAAAGAGCCCAAGTGCTGGACAGGCAAAGACGATATTTGATGAAATTACTAAGACGAAAAGAAATTTGGAAGATAAATACACTCCAGGAGAACCACGTGAGATGGAACCTTTGTGGTTAGAATTTGTAGGTGGAGCTGGTGTTGGAAAATCGTCAATGATTAAGGCTATGATGTCTTGTGTCGAAGGTAAAACTATAGATGAGGTTAGTAATGATATTTATACGAGAGGTCCAACAAAATTTTTTGATAATTATCACGGTCAGAAGACTATAGTTTTTGATGATTTTAATGCAAGTCCAGTTGATGGTTTGTCTGATGCTCAGCTTATTGAAGTTTTTCTATTTATTTCGAATTGTGAGGTTCCATTAGATATGGCAAGTATTAAGGATAAAGGAACTCAGATGAGTGCAGAAACAGTTATTACACTAGGAAATGCTTTTATTGATTTGTCTAGTACAATTAAATGTACTGAAGCCATAATGAGAAGGAAAGCACTTTCGGTTGAAGTTAGTTCTGTTGGACCGAAAGATTTTACAGATTTTTCGCACTTACGGTTCCGTGTTCTTAAGAAGAATGGTCAAGATTATATGTATGAATCATTTAATTCATGTGATATGGATTGTGCAGCACAAAGACATCAATATGGTGTTTGTCTCAAACATGGAAATATACTACAAGATCTAACATTTATTCAATTGTGTGCTGTTATTAAGATTATGAAGCAAATGAAGAAAAGGGAACATGAACGAAGAAAAACTACGCAAGCTAAATGTAATTTTCATGATATATTGAAAGGTATTGACTTACAATCTGACAATGATGAAGAAAAATGGGCTGATAGGATGTCAAGATACTTTGCTAAAAACGTAAGTTTGGTTAAATCATACGTAAACAGAGCAAGTATAGTTGCTCTGAGATGTTTAAGGTTTTTAGCTCATGTATCTCTTCTTGTGGGAATAATGTCTGTTAGTGCATTATTTACTGTTAGTTCCTATTTAACTATCAAAGATTATTTGAGGGGTGAATATGATGCTACAGTTTTCATAATGCAATCGGAAGGTAAAACTGATAAGAAAGGAGCAAAAAGTATTAAATTGCAAGGTGAATCTCATCACTTGTCAGAAAGTTTAACTCGGGTAGAATTCAAACATGGAGGAATATGGCTAAAATCAAATGGATATGTTGTAGGGAAACGTGTATATGTAAATGATCATATGTTGCATTTTGTTGATGATGAACTTGAGATTAATATCTTATGGCGAAAAGAATGGAAGAAATTGGTATTAAAACGTGATCAGGTTAAAAGATTGAAAGATGGAGTTAAAAGCTGCGATAGACATGAACATGATCCTGAATGTTATTATTGTATGAACTCTTATACAGATGTTGTGCAATTAGATTTATCAAAGTTTCCATTGGCTCCATTCAAAGTTAGAGAAAATTATTTCTTTAGTAAGACTGAATCTGTGCCACGATTTTTAGATCAATTGACTTTTATGTGCTTAAGAAAAAGCAAGGATGGATATCAATTGAATGTAGGACATGGTAAAGGTGAAGTCAAAACGATGATAAACGCTGATAATCAAGAAAAGGTATTATTTATAAAGAGTAACATCATAACGGAAAACGGTGATTGTGGAGGTATATACGTTTGGAGAGATCGAATTATAGCTTTACATTTTGGTGCGGACACAGTATTAGGACATGGTATCGGACAGATTATAACGAAAGAGGAAATAGGACCTTTTGTTGAGTTACATCATGAGATAAAACAACAAGGCGAAGGCCGTTATATGTTAAAGAATTTATATTTTGAGGGACAATTGCCACGAGCAGCACATCGCTCAACTAAAACTGAATTAAAACGTTCATTGATATATGAGGCTTTAGGACCAGCTGCAACAGACACATCAGTTTTATCGAAATATGATCCTCGCGCTAATGGAGTGGATCCAATAGTGAAAGGTACTGAAAAATATAATTCTGATGTTAAAATTGTTAACGTTGATGATCGTGAGTATATACAATTGCTGCTTAATACTTTTAATAATGATAAAACTCCTAGAGTTTTGACAGAACATGAAGCAATTAATGGATGTGAAGATTTTAAATTAGCTCCTATGGATATGTCCAAGTCTGCAGGATACGGTTATGTACCAAGTCCCAATGGAAAGCGAAATCTTTTTGATTTTGATGAAAATGGCTACACTGTTAAAGATAAAACTTTAAGAACTAATCTTGATAATTTAGAGCAAAGTTTGTTTAGTAATACAGCTATTTTACCAATATCACAATTGACTTTGAAGGATGAAAGACTTAAACCAGGTAAGGCTACTAGAACTTTTAATAATTTTCAGACCGAGTATACAATTATAGCACGTAAATATTTAGGAGCATTTATTGGATGCGCCCATTCATGGTATTCTGATGGTAAATTTTATAGTATAGGTATAAACTTATATTCTAATGAAGCTAGTATGTTCATACACGATTTATTGAGAGTTTCTGATATTGCTTTTGATGGTGATTATAAAAATTATGATGGAGTACTGCCAACGGTTTTGATATATCATGCCTATATGGCAATAAAGAAGTGGTATAAAACAATGGATAATTATATTGATATAATTATGTATTGGTTTCTACATCCTTCTGTGGTTATTGAAGAACAAGTTTATACTCAATTAACAGGCAATTCATCTGGAAACTTAATGACAACATTGATAAACTCAATGGTAGGTTATTCACTGTTATACATGGCATATACAAATTTAGTCCCACCACTTTTTCAAGATCAGAGTGAATTTTATCGAAATACATCCATAAAAACATTTGGTGATGATAATGTATGTGCTGTTTCTCGTAGATTGGTACAATATTTTAATCATGCTCGTGTAAAGGATTTCTTCAAGCAAATTGGAATCACATACACAAGAGCAGACAAGAAGGATGTTGATGGAGAGTTTGAATATCTAGACGGCGATATGGAAAAATTGAGCGAAGGTGATCTTTCGACTTTATATAGATATGGAATGAAACGCATTACATCGAAAGGAACTGATATAGAATTTCTCAAGAATACTTTTGAATGTAGAAACTATAAATGGTATGCTTTATTAAGAGAAAGTGTTGTGTTTGAGATGACATATTGGATTCGTTCAAAATCATCTAATTGGACAGATAATGATTCTGTTAGTTTGGAAACAAATATCAACACTTCCTTGAGATTTGCATATTTTTATGGTCGTAAATATTTTGAAGATTTGAGAGAAAAATATTGGTTAGCATTAGCTGAATGTGATCCAAGTTTTTCATATAAGATAGTTACATATTCAGATATACATCGACAGGTTGAAAATTTCGGATTTATACCAGAATTGGATAATTGGACTCGTGTAGACACATATGAGAAAATGCGAGAAAGAGTATAACTTATTTTATTTATTTACTATATTATTTTATTTTATATGTAGGTAGTTATATTAATTTTATTTTCCTATTTAGGCATTTATTTAGTAATATTTTTAAGTAGACAATTTTTAATAATTTTTAAAATTAAAATATGGAACAATCAAAACAAAATAAAAACAACAACCAAATTAACAAACAAGGTCTTATTGATCAAATGGAATCAGCAGTTAAAGATATTGTAACACCAATAATGAAAACTGTTGAGCCGTTGGGTGAAGTTGCAGGTGCTTTAGGCATGAATATGTTAGATAATCCAACAATGGCATTGCGAAACGAAGAATTTCGTCTACGATCTAATGGCAATGTAAATATGACAGTTGGTCCATGGAGAGGTATACCTTTAGTAGTGGATCCAACTGGTACTTCTGTAACACCAAAAGGAGCTCACAAATATGAACGTGTTGGAGGATTAACAGATTTGATGTCTATTCCTATTGCATCTGAATCAACAGGAGCTACTGGAGTTATTAACAACTGGACAACATCAATGTTGCCAGGTACAATCTTGTACCGTATTCCAGTAGGGCCTTTATTTGAATTATACGACAACTCGACTTCAAAACAATTGACACCGCTCAGCACTTTTGCATCATTGTATGATTTATGGCATGGTGATCTTATTTACGATATAGAGATGTGGCATACTGCCTTTAACAAAGGTGCTATCGCTGCAGCATTCTGGAATTATCAAACAGATCAAATGATATCAGTAGATTTAACAGCCATGTCACACAGTAATCTCATACAAACTAATTTAGCAGGTAATACTACTCGTCTAAGAATAGTAATACCATTCAAACATCAAATGGGAAGATTGTTTGTATATAATGGAGATAATTTTGATGCTTGTTTCACAGGTTCATTGGTTATCTTTAGTTTAACAGCTTTGCAAACAAAACAAGGTTTTCCTGATGTAGTACCATTTGTTGTACGTGTTTCTTCAGACAATATCAAATTCTCCAATCATTCGTTAATACCACCAATTGCAATGTCTGATTGGCCAACAGCAGTCAATAAAATGGATTTCGTTCGTCAGGATTATCCAGCTGTCCCATTTTCGCAAACTCATTCAACTAAGCCAATACGATCCACAATCAAACGACAAGGTGAAGGTGATAAAGATGAAGGTAATGTAGAGACTACGAAAGATGTTTATCATGAGTCAGGTTATGGTAAAGCTGTTGAGGATATTATCAAACCAGTTGCACGCATGCGTGTTACACCTGGTGATCCGACACACAGTTCCATAACTGCAGCCCAAGATAAATGGGATATTGAGAAAGTCTTCAAACAAGGACACATATTAGATTATGTTATATCAACTTTACCCGATACAGAAGGACCTATTAGATTCTTTCCACTACCAAATTCAGCAATGGTTGATGAAACTTTGTCACCTTGTATTAGTAGAAAATTCCGATTTTATACATATGAGAGTGTACAAATTTCATTGGCTTTGAATACTATGAATGGTGTCGCTGGCGCTGGTTTTATGGTCTATTTACCAGGTATAACTAGTGAGGCTGATGCTCAGTCCCTTTTAACAGGTGCAGGACAGAATCTTCAAAAGATGATTGATATGAATGGGGGTGTTATTTTTCCTTTATCAACTGACAGAGAAATACATTTGGACTGTCCAAATGTTTATCCACTTAACAATTTTTCAGTAGACACTCGTGATAATTGTGGAACTGTAGTCATCGGTTTGTATACACCAACCTATCTCGGTGTTGGACAAACTGGAGATTTGAATTTCACAGTTAAAGCAGCATTTAAGAACTTCCAAATTAGAGAACCTAATTTTAATCCAAATACAGCCACAAAAGCAGCTATTGAAAGGCAAGGTGAACATTCAACTGAGTCTGATGCGACCGAAAAACCAACAACAAGCACAGTTGATCACAATAATACTGAAGTTGCTGATGAAATTAGAGTTAATCCAATGCAAGTGGAGGTACGTCGATTGGGGCGTTTAGAGACAGATCACACAGATTCAGTAATGTCTTTCGAACAACTTAAACGATTTGTAAGAGTATCAAATACTCCGTTAACAAATTGGGAAGGTTCAGAAATTGATATTTGGAATCTAGTTTTGCGTCATCCATTTATATATGCTGTATTGCGAATGATTCGTTTCTTTCATGGAGGTATTAGGCTTAAAATTCGTGTTTTAGCAGATGATAATGTAATAAATAGAGCTTATACAATAGGATTTAGAGGTATGTACGGTTATCCATCTTCAACATCATATGGATTTCAGACTGATTCAATTGGTGTGAATGATGTGGTTTTAGGAAACAGAGCAGCTATAGCAGAAATGTGTGCTAATTCAAACGGGGAGCTTTTAGATATCGAAGTACCTTATACTTCCCCTACAAAGACTCTAACCATAAACGGTGTTTCAAATGAACACATTGGTTATGATTGGGGTTCTCTGTATATTGCAACAAATAAACAAATTACAAGTGGTAATTTAGTTATATTTGCAGCTCTTAGTGACGATTGCACATTTTCCTGTCCAGTTGATCTTGTTTCTGGTAAATTACGTGAAGAATGGCCAAGTAATGCTGGAGGTCCACCACCAGTACCTGCTTCAAAATCAATAGATATAAAGAAACAACATAGACAACAAGTTAATAAAACAAATAGTTACACTATTAATAATAATAATAATAATAATTTTGATGACGATCTTTCTGAAAGTGATATAGAAATTATTTCTGTACGCAGTCAGAAAAATCAGAAAAGAGTACCGTTGGC